AATGTGGAAACATGCACAAAGGATTTGATCACGACGCCTTTGCTAGGGATTGTGACCGTTTTATTGGTCATCAACTTGTTTCTTATAACTCGTCGCAACTGATCCGAGATCGCTTTGAGGGGTGGACAGGTGCAGAATTTGCACACACTTACACGATGAGGAGCGTGGGGAGTTATAATACAGATCAAGCATCTCGCAAAGAACTCGTCCTTTTGAATTATGAAGTGTGAAGTTAAACTCTATAAAGCAGGCACTGTCTTTATTGAAGAAGTGATTGCTCGTGACTACCAGGATGCCCGTAAGGTTGCACTTGCTCGCAATCCTGGTGCAACTGTGGTGGGTGTAAATGCGAAGTTTTAGACAATGACGTACCAACTCAAAGACTACCTGTACAGCATCAATCAATCTAAGAAGAATATCCTTGACGGTGATGCTGAAGCAGAACGAGGATATCCTCCTTACATCGTCAATAGGTGCCTGAGTTCTTTTACGGATACTATCTTGTATGCTAACGAGATGAACAAGTATCCTGAACTTCCTAAGAAGATGCAATATGATTTTTTGCTAAATAGTGTGAAACCCAGGAAGCGTTTCTCTCCTTGGGCAAGAAAAGATTCTATTGATTATCTTGAGTTAGTCAAAGAGTATTATGGTTATAATGACGATAAAGCTCTGCAGGCGCTCAGAATTCTCACCAAGGATCAACTAGATAATATTAAAAAATCATTGAGCAAAGGTGGAAAAAATGGGTGACACAGAAATCCAGTGGAAACAGTCGGACATGGTAGAAGTGGTTCTTTCAGAACCAGATGACTTTTTGAAAGTGAGAGAAACACTAACTAGGATTGGTGTGGCATCCCGCAAAGAGAAAAAGATTTATCAGTCTTGCCATATCCTTCATAAGCAAGGTAAGTATTACATCGTACACTTCAAAGAATTGTTCGCACTCGATGGAAAGAAAACAAATCTTTCTTTGAATGATGTACAACGTCGCAATCGTATTATTCAACTTCTAGTTGACTGGGGTCTTATTGTAATCTCTTCTGTAAGTCAAGAGAAGATCGCAGACCTCGCTCCTCTTAATCAAATTAAAGTTCTTTCTTATAAAGAGAAGGGTGACTGGACGCTTGAAAGCAAGTATAATATTGGGAGAAAAAAAGTCACCGCAGATGAATGAGATTGAGAATATTTTAGATAATGCATACTGCAGGTGTGTATACAACACTGAAGAAAAAGCACACAAACATCTATATCGTTGGAAGAACTGGGAAGCAAACACACCGTTTGCCCCAGTTTTTGATGTACCTATATGGTTGGACGATATTGATACAAGTATCACGCATGATCTAGCACTTGCTATGATTGAAAATAATCATGGCAAATATAGAGAAGAGTGGAAAGACTATAATATTTTTAAGTGGGAATACCCATGTCTTAAAAAATTGCGTGAAGAAGTATACAGAGTGTATACAGAATACATGGAGGCATTACACCTACCACCAGAACTTGGAGAAAGTTTGTGGATCAAAGGGTGGGCAGTTGTTTTAGAACCAGGAGAGGAAATAGAACAACATTGTCATTCATATCATGAGAATGCATACTTAAGTGCAAATCTTAGTTTTTCATCTGGCACTACAACCGATTATATTATTCCACATCTTTCTTCCTACTATGGTCCTTGGAAATGTGAGAACAAGGAAGGAAGAATATCCATGTTCCCATCGTGGGTAGAGCATTTTGTTGAACCAGTAAAAGAAACTCGATACTCTGTTGGGTTTGATTTATTTGATTTCAATACAATGGATTACATCTCTAACAATAGAGACTATAATGATAAGGATCAAAATACTATCCTGGAAGCAATAAGATTACTGTAAACCGTAAATTTTAATACGGTTCTCCGCTATTAAAGGTTTGACGTAAATCTTTAAATAATACTGTGATGCCTAACGGGTCACACGTACACGTCGCTTAACAGGACAATGGTAACATTTAATTGGGAAACATACACACCGCATTCGATTGGGTTCGATGAAACATTCAGCAGACTTGAAGCTCTTGCAGGAGCAGGAAAAAGTTATCCTCCTTTCAATGTCATTCATGGACATGATGGTCGAACAATATTGGAAGTCGCTCTTGCTGGATTTTCAGAAAGAGATATCGAAGTGGAGACCGAACGAAACGTCTTAACAGTTTCTGCTAGGAAATCACCAGAAGAAAAAGAAAGAGACTACGCACATAGAGGAATATCTTACAAGACATTTTCAAAGAACTGGCAAATGGCAGATGATGTGGAAGTGGAAAGTGTAGAATTCATTGATGGACTACTTACAGTAACTCTGAAGAAAGAACTGCCAGAGAAACAAAAGCGAAAGAAGTGGTTCTAAATAAAATCGAAGGGGACTTGACGGTCCCCTTTTTCAATGGTAAACTGAAGTGTAAAACAATATCACCATGGCAATCTCCGTTGTTACATTAAAGACTGGTGACAGGGTTATCACTGACTTGAAAGAAGTCTTTGACGGTCCTGAAGATAACCAGAAAGGTGTGTGCCTTCTCATGGAAGAACCCTATGTTCTTGACATGGTTGGTGACACTCCTCAGTATCTTGCTGAGGAATATCAAATGGAATACAAAGTAAAGTTCAGTAAGTGGAACCCATACTCTACAGATTGGCAGTATAAAATTCCATATGATTGTATTATGACAATCAGCGAACCTGAACCACAACTCAAAAAGAATTACGAAGCTAAAATCTCACAGAAAAAGGAACTAGAAAATGACGCAAGAAGCACTGAAAACTAATCATAGTGTACGTGTGGTCACACTGACCACTGGTGAACGTGTACTCTGCTTGTTTGGTGACATTCGTGAGGAAGAGGAAGGCAAGGTAGTAGGTTACCGTATGCTTTATCCTTTCACTCTTTCTCTGGGTGAACCAAATGATGATGGAACTATTCCTATTCAGTATGCACGGTTCTGCCCGTACTCCCCAATCGAAGAACACCGCATGGGTGGTGAACATATCATTAGTGTTGTGTTCCCTGACAATGGCATCCTCGATAATTATGTTACCAAGTTGAAAGAGACTGGTATGACTGATGAACAAATTTTCTATCCTGAGGAGGCACCAGATGGAACTGAAGGCGAACCTGCTGAAGCTAGCGAATGAATGGATCATCGCTCAGGTAGAACCAGTTGATGGGGACACTTTGCCAGGTGACCCTGATGTCTGGATGGTGGAACCATATGTTGTAGACTGTGAAGGTCAGATCACTCCATGGGCACCACATGCTGCTGAGCGTGAGTTTAATGTCAGGTCTTCGGATCTGACTGTTGTGACCAACCCCAGCAAGCAGTTGCTTGCTCGTTATATTGAATGTCTTGAATGAAGTTTTACACTAGTGTTGAGCAAGCAGGCAACCGTCTGCTTGTCCGTGGTTATGAGAATGGCAACCGATACAGCGTCAGGGTTCCTTTCAACCCTACGCTGTATTTGCCTACAAAGAACTATTCAGAATGGCGTACACTAGAAGGCGACTGTGTAGAACCACATAACTTTGGTTCTATCTCAGAAGCAAGAGAATTCATCAAGCAATACAAAGAAGTAGATGACTTTGAAATATATGGCAACAGTCGTTTCCTTTATCAATACATAGCTGAGCAGCACCCTGAGGAAGAACTAAAGTTTGATAGCAGTAAGATCCGTGTATTCACGATTGACATTGAGACCGCAGCAGAAAACGGTTTCCCTGATATTGAAACTGCCGATCAGGAGATCCTCGCCATCTCCATTAAGGACAGTTTCTCTGGTCGAATTATTGTGTTCGGAGCGAGAGCATTCGATAACAAAGACCCCATGGTGGACTACATGCATTTCCGATCAGAAGAAAGCATGTTGGGTGCATTCCTCGACTACTGGCAGGAAAATTATCCTGACGTAATCACAGGATGGAACGTACAGTTGTTCGATATGCCCTATATCCACAACCGTATCAATCGCATCATGGGTGAGAAGTTTGTGAAACTTCTGTCGCCTTGGAAACTTGTATCACAGCGAGAGATCTTCATCAAAGGTCGTAAGCAGTTTGCTATCGACACTCTTGGTATCTCTTGCCTTGACTATCTTGAACTGTATAAGAAGTTTACATATACAAACCAAGAGAGTTATCGACTAGATCACATC